ATTCTCAAAGATGTAGCCTATCCCGTACCGGAAGCATGGCTGGAGGGATATTCACTCAAAAACAACCACGAAATCAAGTATATCAGGCAGTAAAAGCGAAAAACAATGAACGAAGCTACCTATTCTTCTATTTTCAACGAACTCACCAAAGAGGTGCAGATTCGCATAGACACAGCTTCTGAGCTGCGTAAGCGCCTGTTCGATCAGACCGTTTACGACCAGTACCTCGATTGGGACACTCCTACAATCGGTTTCAATTTCGAGGAACTGATAGGTTCCTACAATCTGAGTGTCGCCGCCGCAACACTGGATTCTCACGGCAAGGAGCCCGTTATGGGGACCGAAGGATTGGAGACTCTGAGGGAGAAGGTCCTGACGCACCAAATGTCCTACCCCATGCCCATCGAGGAATACAGAAAGGTACTCCAGATTCTGGATTCCCGCATGGTTTCGGACCAAGTTAAAAAGCGTCAACTCATCGACCTGATGTGGGGTAACGTGACAAAGGTCGTCAATTCCGTACAGGCGAAGCTCGACATCATTTTTCTCGGAGCCCTCTCCAACAAGGGTATTTTCACTTTCGACA